ATTCATTGCATCTTGTTCCGAGTGTGGGTCATCGATAATTAATAAGTCCGCACCACGGCCCGTGATTGCAGAGCCAACACCCGCTGCATAATATTCACCACCTTGTTCAGTTTCCCATTTACCTGCGGCCTGCGAATCTTCTCTTAACTTTGTGCCGAAGATGTTTTGGTATTCGGGGCTATCGATTAATGTTTTAGCTTTACGACCGAATCGTATAGCGAGCTCCGTGGTGTGTGTTGTTTGAATTATTTTTAAATCTGGTTTACGTCCCACCATCCACGCAGGAAGTAAGAAGGAACTAAATTCACTCTTCGTGTGCCGCGGTGGCATATTAATAATTAATCTTTTAATTTTACCTTTTGCAATTTTATCAAACTTATCTGCTATTTCTTTGTGATGTCTACCTTCAATAAACTCTGGCCACATCTCTTTAACAAAAGCCATAAAATTATTTGTAATCTTATGTATCTTTTCTTTTTTCTCGAATGTTCTTTTAAGCAGATGTAGATGTTGTAGCTCTTCGTATGTTAAATGCTCCGTGAAATCGGCTCTAAAACAACGTAGGATTTCTTCCGGTAAACCGTTCATAAAAAATTTTTGCAGAATTTTTTTGGATTCTGTTTCCCTCTCGTTTCAAATTTATCACATATTTAAGACTAAAACAAACTGTATAGGTGTATATGTTGGGACCCCTTTTGCTTTTGGGGTGGGTGGGCCCATCGTTCGCGAGCTTATATCGGTTTTGTTTGGGACCCCTCGGGGTGGGTGGGCCCGCGGGTCTCGAGCTATGCAGTTTTTGCATTGGGTATGGGATTAATCCCATACCCAATATATTGTGTCAAGTATTAGTTTAAATATTCCTGTTTATAAATGTCCCTTTCATAGATAGTTGCAAAGTATATTTTATTTTCATTTCTTAACGTGTGATTTATTCTGTCCAATAAATCTTGTAAGCATATCTTTTTATTACGTCTGGTTTCATTGTCCCAAATGTAAATCCAAGCGCCTTTCTTTTGTCTAAAGTATTTCTTACACTCGGCCATTATGCAACCTCGCTTGTTATCCATACTTTACCAACCGCGCAACGATAACCTTGCTGGTCAAGATCATAATAAGTTATGTATCTAATATTATTATCTTGATCGCGCTTGATTAAACACTTCTCATTCCATTGTGCACGTCTAGTTATTTGTCTAGTATCCTTGCCGTTCTTTAGCTTCGGTCTAGCAACGCCATTGTGTGTCATTGGTCTATAAGTAATTATAAACTTTTGACCTATGTTTAGTTTATCAATCATATATTTATCCTTTCTATGTATGGGATTTTATATTAAATCCCATACATTGTCAAGTCTTATTATGCCTCTATTTGTTTTATTTTTGAAGTATCAACAACCCAAGCTATCCCAATCTTTTTAGTTGTTTGGTCTAGTTGTTTTATTAATTCTTCAGGCGTTCCGCTTTCCATAACTTGATCTATTGCTTTTGTTTTTAAGTCCTCAAGTTGTTTGAGCTTCATACCTTCAGGCCTTCTTCTTATTTCACGATCAACCAATTCTCGCGCCCAGTCTTTTAACTGTTCTTCACAATCGGACAGCGATAACTTCTCGTCTCGGTCAAAGCGATAATTATTTATTTCTTTTTTATCTTTATTCGCTTTTTTCTTGAAGAAGGTTCGGGCTTTGTCTTGCACCGCCTTTAATTGAGCTTCAGCTTTCTTAAATTCATTTAAGATTTTATCTGCGCCCATTTTTTTAGCGAGCTTACTTACTATTTTTTCAGTAGCTTCCGCCCTGTATTGTTTAACCAGCAATTCCTGTTCTTCAATTAAAGGATTGAAATTTCTTCGCACCTTTGATTTGAAATGGTCAAGCTGATACTTGGTCATTGTTTTTGCCATTGTGTTATCCTTTCTTTTGTTATGGGATTTTATAACACTATTAAAATAATAAGTCAATCTTTATTTTTATTTTTTTTAGGGGAGGGTGGGCCCCCGGCGCACAAGCATAGGTTGAAAAAAAATTAATTATTTATTTGACAGGATATGGGATATTATGTTATAAATAATTTAATTAAAGAAAGGATAAATAATATGTTTGAAGCAATAAAACAAATACAAACTATCTCACTAAAGCAGATGGACTGTATAAATAAAAATGCAGATAACTTAAACAAGTTAGCTGAATTTTTAAAAGATATGCAAGACAATCAAAACTTATTAGCTACCAAAGTTATTGAGCTAGAAAAAGAAAAAGACATTTTATTTGAATTAATAAAAGGTCTAGAAAAAAGATTGGATGATTATGAGCGACCAAAAAATTGAAGCGCTTGAAATTGGTCTTTATGAAGACTACCTGGAAGAGCTTCAAAAGAAATACTATGGAGGCATTAACAAAGTTTTAGGTGAACCTTGGTTTACTAAAACTGATGCTGAAATAGAAGCAGAGGCAGAACAGAAAGTAAAAGAATTTATGGATCGCAATTCATAAATAATCTGGCGCGCTTATGTCATTAAATACCTGGGAGATAAAGCGCGCCTGATCCCTGGTCCATTGCACAAGCTTGCAAGTTTCCGGTAGTGATGGACCTGGGATCAGTGGGAGAGGCGGCCAGCTTGCCTGGTGAGCTGAAAGATGCTTTAAACTGACGCCTACTGGTCAATTTATCCTTGAACCTGGGACGCGGGCGCAAGCCCGCGAGCGGGGGGGAGGGTGGGCCCTAAGGGCACAAGCAAGCGTTGTCAATAAAATTATTTTTTTATTTAGTTGACAATTGAATTTAAATAATTATTATGGGATATTATGAGAATTGAGAAAGCAAAAGAAATAACGGGCAGCCTGAGCAAGCCTTCTAAGATGCCTGGCCACGCTTACGGTTTACCAGCTAAAGAATGCAAGACCGGGGGCAAGCTTCAAAATGTTAAGGGCTCAACGTGTTATGGTTGCTATGCATTAAAAGGCTGTTACGTTTTCAAAGTTGTACAAGATGCACAGTATAAAAGATTAAAAGCAATACGCCACCCGCTGTGGGTTCGAGCGATGGCAATGCAAATTAACAGTAAAAAAACAAAATTTTTTAGATGGCACGACTCCGGAGATATCCAGGACCTGAAACACCTGGCCAAGATCTTCGAAGTTTGTAGACGCTCCCCGGATGTCCAGCACTGGTTGCCAACACGTGAAGCGTGGACGGTGAAGTATCAGGACAAAGCGCCAGCAAATCTAAAATTAATTTTTTCTATGCCGATGGTCAATCAGGAAGCAGCTGGCAAGTTCAATTATACTTCGACTGTGGTCACAGACCCGAAGAAAGCAACTTGTCCAGCTCCGCAGCAGGGCAACGAGTGCAAGAGCTGCCGGGCGTGTTGGGATAAAAAAATTAAAAACGTAGCATACCTGGCACATTAGAATGATTCTAAACTACACAGACTTTACAGACGATGAAGAAAAAATGAAAGATTTCTTTTATTTATCTAAAGAACGTTTTTTAGAATCTTATTCCTATTTAACTGAAGAGGAATATAATCTGACTTTAAAAAAAGTTAATGACCTGGAAACATCCTAAATATTACAAGGAGCTCGAGCGGATTCGCAAGCAGCTAGAGAGAGAACAAGCGAACGAGCGAGCGAGCGAGCAAGCACGGCGGGTGGGTGGGCCCACGAGCAACGAGCCGGCGAG